TCCTCCTTTGCTTTTTCGATGTCAAAATCCTTATCTCCCAAGATAAAATGCTTGCCGCAATGGGGACATTCTATAGCTCCGCTGATCTTCGCTTCCAGATCTGCAATGGTGGAGGCATTTGAGCGGACCGTGTTGCGCATAACTAGTATTTGATCCCCAAATTTCTTTCGTTCGCTTTCACACTTACCTATGCGTGATTCAATTTCCTTACAGAATTTATCATATTCGGACTGCCCGTTACGATAATTTTCCAAGCATTTATTCTCAACTTCCTTGGCCGTATTAAGCTCGGTCTCTCTTTCATTCAAATCAGTGGATAGCTTGTCCAATAGATCCTTTTGTTGATTGATGCGGGTCATTAAATCCTCCCTTGATTTGGAGATGTCGCTAATGTCATATTGGATGACCCCTAGATTTAAGAACTTATCGTTGATCTCATCCAAGATTTGATCGATGGATTTATTGTCACTCTCTTGATCGATCTCATTCAAGACTTCGTTCGCTTGCTTCGCTTTATCCAATCGCTCCTCATTTTGCTCCTTTTCGATCTTCGATTCATCGATGGAATCTTGATACTTGGATATTTGCTCGCATGTGTTCTTTATGCGTTGGATCTTTGATAATCTTCTGGTCTCCGAGTTATCCATCTCAGTCTCGATCTGTTCCTCAATAGCCGAGATACGACCGTCATTATTGGATAACTCAAGCTTGGACTTATTGAGTTCATCCTCTAATGGTCTCTTGTCATTCTGTACGGCCTGTATGGATTGATCTACCTGATTACCGTTAGAGAACCGATTGATGATTTCCTTCTTGTCTTTGTCTGAAGCAGAAAGGAAATCTTGGTATTTGTGTTTGGATAAGACATAGCTATTATAGATGTCTTCTTTTGTCAACCCCAGTAACTCAAGAATATACTTGTTGTACTCATCAACGCCAGACTTAACGGTCGATCCATCATCGACTATCTTACCGTCCCGATACATGGTAACAATTATATCCGGCGATCCCTTTTTGTAGATGGTGCGTTCAATCTCTAGTTCTGTATTATCGCTGGTATTATCGAGAGTAATCTTGATATATGCGCTTTTCTCATCGTTATTGATAAGCTCATCATTCTTGACTTGACGTAATGGAGATCCTGTCAGTCCAAAAACAATAGCTTCCGTCAAGGCAGATTTCCCAGAGCCATTATTCTTTTGCCCCTCGTTGTCTAAATTGTGACCGAAAACCAAAGTGGTCACTCCCTGATTGAACGAGTATTCGACATCCTTTAGGGTACAGATGTTTTTTATTTGAATTTTATTTATTCTCCACATGATCTACTGGATTACATTAAGATATCTTATTCCTACTTCGACTTCCTTATTGTCGATATTATTCTCCTCGCAAAACGTTGAGTACATATTCTTTAATCCAGACTTGTCAAAACGCTTCTCAAAGGTGTTCTGAGAGACTTTCGCTCGTTCGGTAATAGATTGTGCTATTTCGACCTTGCTCGCTCCAGAATCGATTAAAAACTGCTTATCTAGGCTCTTGACTTGCTCTGGATCGCAAAGGATCTTTACTCGTACACGATACCCGTCTTGGGTAAGATCCTCTATCGTCTCCTTGATATGTGAGTTGATCTCATCGAATGACAACTCAAGCGTCTTGTATCTGATATTTACCTTGTTTTGTACGAACTCCGTGTCACCATCCGAAAATAGGATAGTGTATCCCTTTTCCTCGTCCTCGCCAAAATTGTGCTGGCGTGAACTACCGATATATTCAATGTTGTCAAACTTGCAGCGGTTATGGTAATGACCTACCAATACCTTATCCCATTTATAGAACATGTCAGCCGGAAGCTCGTCATCGGTAGGCTGGGAGAGCGCTCCTCTGATACCTTGGTGAATATACAGGATTCGTTTTTGATAATCGGTTCCGTCAAAATAACCCATTAGTTCATCATGTTTCTGGATGAAAGAACCATTCTCCGGGAAATAGGAAATCAATCCCATGGCTAGATCACCGAATCCAACCTCTCCCCAAGTATCTATCACACGCACGTTATCGAAAGAGTCGAATACATGACAATATCCTCTGGCCGCTTCTTGGTCTACCTTATCATGATTGCCTTCGATAATAGTCACGCTAATATTGTTATCAAGACATTCTTGGAAAGCGTCATGTACGGCTAATAGAATATCAAGGTTCTGGGAGGATCTACTTAGGAATAAGTCTCCTCCTACCAATATGTGATTAATCTGATAATCAATGGCTAGATCGATAGCTTCCTTCCAGTTCAGTTTAAAGTCATTGATGGTATCCTTGCCAACGTGTATGTCATTCAAGAGCAAGGCTACGGCTTTTTTATTCATATCAACAAATCGTATTCAGTAATTGAGGAAATTTACTTACGTGGTACATAGGTTGCGTTTCTCTTGGATTAGCTGGGCTAACAAGATTCTCTCCAAATTCAAGACCTTTTTCTGTTAGAGACTTGAATCTCTTTATGATTTTCTTTTTATCCTTACCTCTTCCCTCTCTCTCCAGTTCCACTAGATAACCATGTTTTAGCATCATCATGTTAAACTTTACAGTACTCATATCTGTCCCGTTTCTCTTTAGCAATTCCGTCGCTGATAATAATTGGTCTTGCGATTCGGAATATTCTGGTAGAGGAATACCTGATTTTATTACATCGTGCGCTAACTTCAATCTAGAAGAATCGTTGTATCGTAAGGCATTAATTAACCATATGGCTTCTTTCAATCGCATGTCTGTCTTATCTACCTCTGAGAGAATGCCATTGTTCATGACTTGATGGAATACTTGTCTATATATTTCAAATACACTGCGGACCTTTCTTGCTATAAACCATTCCATACATGAAATCGAAATATACGCTTCGTATTTAATTCCATTTTTTAAATTATTGATTGACAAGACCTTATCATTTTGGATAAGGTTGAAATCAATTCCATCAATAAAATTATTAACAAGGTCTCTCTTGGCATTTCCTCTGTTTTCATAGACTAAAGGCCACACCTCATCGAAATTTACGGGAAACTCCTCTTTTGATAATCTCAGAGCACGAACCTTCTCAAAATATAATTGAATCTCGTTATTTGAACTTTGTTTTGTTAATTGAATCATTTTCTTTACTACTTGTGGTTTGTTTTAAAAAAGGGTATACCAAATAAACTTCGATATACCCTTGAAAAATTATAAAAGGAACTTATTATTTTCTTCTTCTTCGACCAACTGCGGGTTCCGCTGTTGAGTCTTGGTTGGGATTATCTTCCTCGTCATTTTCGTCATTGCCGTCCGAAATCGAGCCTTCCTTTTCTTCTTTGGGATTTACAGATGTAGATTGGCTGGTCTTAGCGGATGGCTCCTCGCCCAAAGCTTCCAATTCCGCTTCGATCTCATCCAGTAAAGCCATATTAGTCTTCTTCCGTTCTACCTTTACCGATAGATTTCTGGATTTGATGTACTCTGCGATCAAGCTTCTTAGATTCTGCCCCTCGTCAGACTTGTCGGTGATACCCTTTCCCGTGAGATCATCGTACATGGCTGATAACTTGTCATAAGTAATGGTATCATCCGGCTCATCGTTACCGTTATCTCCTTTCTTGAAAGAGAAACTGGAGGTATCATCAGCTGGTAGCTCACCCTTCAATATCTCGATAGCGTTTACCATCTCTTCATTGGACATGATGCTCTGACCGATTGTCTCATCGTATTGTTTCAAGAACTCGATAGTCGCTCCCAAATGATATTTCGTATATCGTTTGACGATATCTGTTAGGAGAGGAGCCTTGACAAGATCGGTGAGTTGTTTCTCATCTAATGGCAGGGAGTCACCAAGAATATCGATCGAGAAAACATATTCTGTCTTTGGGCCTTTCTTTTTTTGGATCTCAACCGGGTATCCCTTGTCAAAGGACGAGATAGGGCATGGATACTTCGGATTCTTATTTTTCTCCACTAATTTTTTCCATACAGGATCTTTTTGGTCCTCCAAACCTTTCCACTGGCCATTAGACGCTTCCCAGATCATCATGCCTTCTTCCATGTTATCCAAGTCATAGATATACATGGCATGATTGTAGTCATACTTCAAACCGCCACCGAAAGAGCCATTCTTAATCTTATCCTCAAGATCCTTATCGCCCTTGACTGCGTCCAAGGCCAGTTTTTTGTAGGTATCGATCAAATCAACGGAATAGCCAGCGTCAATAGCTCTACATACCTTGATGTTGATATCCTTGCCCGTATCTGGATTGTTTATTTTCAACCATTTTTGACGAACTGGGTGCTCATGGCCTCTACGTTCATCCTTCGGGGATAACGGCAAGATACGAATACGATAAGTCTTGGCCTTATCCATGATGAAATTCTTAAACCTCGTGAAGGTTAACTCTTCTGCCGATTTTCTTGCTTGCGCTTCTTCTAATGTCTCTTGTGAATCTGCGAATAACTGTTGTAATGATTTTTGTTCTAGATCTTTTTCTTCTACTTCTGACATGATTTGCTTGTTTAATTTGTGGTACTTAAATTTTTCTGTTATAATCCGTCCATTGGTCATTATAAGCGCCTATATAGGCTTCGGAAACCTCCCATTTCTTGTAATCGAGTCTTTCTTTTAGCTCAATTCCTAGATTCTCGGAGGAGAACAATATTATTTTCTCGATAACATCGTCTAGTTCCTGTGGACTACAATTTTTTAAATCTTGGTATCGAAAATAATTACGGAATATTCTTGTCTCTCTTACGGGAGCGAACATCTTTTCGAATTTTCGATATAATACCTCTGTTGAAGGATGATCGGGTAGTTCTTCTGATATTATTTTTAGTACTACGCCGAAGAGGTATTTCATTCTAGGAAGGGGGTTGTTTGGTTTTTTGTCGCAAATATAAAACGCATATTCTCCATCTGGTAGCTTGCGAATTTCTCTTTGCAATTCTGCTAAATCTGGTCTCTTATCCCTAATGTGAACCAGTCCTTTTTTGAAAATTGACACTACTTCATTTGTTCCATTTATTTGTTGTTTTAATATTACAGTACAAATGTATATAGTATATTTTAAATACACAAATATTTGTACCGTAAAATATTTATAATTTATTTTTTATCCGCACTTAGATGATCCGCAAGAAGTACAAATTAAACATCCTTCTTGAAAGATTAATGTCTCTTGTCCACAATTAGGACATTTCTGTCCTTTTGCTTTTGTGCCGTCTTGGATGTATCCTTTTAACGCACGAATAACACCGTTTCTCCAGTTATTAATAGATTCATTATTCCATTCAAGACTTTGGATAAGTGATACCACTTTATGTATCGGCATCTCGTATCTTAACGTGGCCGAAATCAGTTTGGCATAATTCCAAAACTCAGGCGAGAACCTGTTCTCTAAATTATCGATCGAGCCACCAATACCGGCCTTATTGACGAAACTGAATCTGTAATGTTTGTTCCCGTCCTCATCCTTGTATTTCTCAATCTCTCCATTCTTGATACTTTTAGGTAATAAGATACCATTGTCCTCATCAGCTATGCCAGTGAATATCTCGTATGGTTTGTTATTTAAGATGCCGACAAAAGCGATCCAATTTTGGGAGTTATGCTTGAAACGGACAACCTCGGCTTTCAGTCTCTTTGGCCGCTTGGTGTTCTCTTGGCTTTTCTTCTGTTCATCCTTAGTATTCGTGGAGACCAAAACACCAGAGCGAGAACCATCCCTGTAAACAGTACAACCCTTACAGCCAGATCTCCATGCTTCAATATATAACTCGTTAACCAATTTCTCGGATACATCTTTTGGTAAATTAATTGTTACGCTTATTGAATGGTCCACCCATTTCTGGATCCGTCCTTGCATCTTAACCTTTTGGAGCCAATCAATATCGCTTGATGTTGATTTATAATAAGGAGATAATTTAACTAATGAGTCGATCTCCTCTTGGCTGGCGTTAGATTCCATATGGATATCGTTCATTTCCATCCAGACCTTGAACTTGGGATGAATGACCAAAAACTCCTCGAACGAATCGCCGTTCTCATCCACAAAATCAACTTTGGAACAAGTATCTGTTGGATTGATCTTTCTCCTTCGTTTATATATAGCTAAGAACACGGGTTCTATTCCAGATGATGTCTGGGTCATTAAGCTAACCGTACCGGTTGGGGCGATGGTCAAACAAGCGATATTTCTACGGCCATATTTTTCTAGCGCTTCCCCAAATTCCGGATCCGCTTCCTTTAATCTATTAATAAAAGGATTGTTTTTCTCTAGCTCTGAATCATACACAGGGAACGCTCCTCTCTCTCTCGCTAGGTTGACGCTTGATTTATACACGTTCAAAGCTATGATCTTATGTATGTTCTCAGAAAAATCAATAGATGCTTCCGTTCCATAACGATACCCTAAAGCCGCCAACATATCTCCCTCAGCGGTAATGCCCACTCCGGTACGTCTTCCCATTAGACACTTCTCTCGAATTTTCTCCCATAATCTTAGCTCGGTATGTTTTACCTCCTCGCTTTCTGGATCGGATTTGACCTTCTCGATGATTTGGTCGATCTTCTCAATCTCCAAGTCAATGATATCGTCCATGATACGTAGTGCTAACCGAGCGTGTTTCTCTAATAAATCAATATCGAATCCAGCATGATCCGTAAATGGATTTGTTACGTAAGAATACAGATTCAATGCGATCAACCTGCATGAATCGTAAGGACATAAAGGAATCTCTCCGCAAGGATTAGTTGATACGGTTTTGAACCCGAACTCCGAATAACAATCCGGAACAGATTCTCTAACAATAGTATCCCAAAACAAGATTCCGGGTTCGGCTGATTTCCATGCGTTATGGATAATCTTGCCCCATAGTTCCTTAGCCTTGATCTCTTTTGTCATGGAAGGAGTAGGAGAGTAGATCGGGAAATTCTGGATATAAACCTCATCCTCTAAAACAGCTTCCATGAATTTATCATCTATTTTCACAGAAATATTGGCTCCAGTGACCTTTCCCTCTTCCATCTTAGCGTCAATGAATTTATCCGCATCTGGATGATTGATTGATAGCGAAAGCATTAATGCGCCACGTCTAGAGTTCTGAGACACCTCTCTTGTCGAGTTGGAATATCTTTCCATAAAAGAAGAAACACCACTCGAACTCATGGCGGCGTTACTAACTGGAGCCATAGCTGGGCGTAAATGAGATAAATCATGTCCAACACCTCCACGTCTCTTTTCAAGTTGGATCAATTCCTCATCCACTTTCATAATTGATCCATAGGAATCAGTGTTAGATTCTTCTAGTTGACACACAAAACAATTCGAAAGTGAGGAAATTTGATACGGATTTCCGATACCTGTCATTGGGCCTCCTTGTGGTACGATATACTTGAAACGATCGAACAACTCGAACAATTCCTCCTCGTTCATCGGGTTCGGATATTTTCTCTCGATTCTAGCTATTTCTCTCGCCAACCTCCAGTGCATATCAGTAGGGGTTTTCTCATAGATGTTACCATTGGAATCCTTTAAGGCATATTTGTTTACCCACACCTTTGCGGCCAATTCATCACCATCAAAATAAATTTTTGAAGCCTCTAACGCTTCGCTAAAAGTAAAAACTTGATTCATCTTAGTTATTATGTAAGTATTGATTAAAATAGTCTGCGATCTCGTTGAAATAATGCTTTGAGGAAACATATATTATACACTCCAAGATAAGGATCGTTGGCAGATCATCTTGGTTCGGGAGCTTTTGTATTACTTGTCTGGTTATGAATCTGGCGATCATCTCTCCGGGGCGGTCAAACCCTTGCGTGGCACGAACAGCCTTGCAAACGCTCCTGTATAATTCTTCAATTGAAAATCCTACCTTGCTTCCATCTTGTTTAGTTACGATCTGGTTTTGGTCCAATGACATTGTTTCCTTGTTGTGTTTTGGTGAAGTTTTTTAAATATTCTCTTAGTTCCTCTTTAAAGGTTGGGGTGTTATTAAAACCACAACATTTAGGCTCTCCGCAGATTCCTCCTCGATAGACGCATTTTCGAACCATCATAGAGGCCAGCTCTGGATCTTCCCTGCTTATCACATCCTTGATAGCCAAAAAGATTTGGCGTGTCTCCGTGGAAGCTATCAAGCATAACCGTACTTTTGACATATCGATCAGTGATTGTGCGTTTACCAAAATCGACAGATTGGTTAGTGCGTTTCTTCCAGCCCTATATTTCAACTCATCCAAAAGGTCGTACATCTCTTTGACCTCTTCTTCCGCTCTGTATTCCTCTGGGATGGCTATGATCTCCACTAATCTGTCAGCTATATACGGACATTGGTCTTTTGCTCCATGACGATCGTTTCTCATGGTCAGCTGGAATTTCTCAATCCCTATATGATGACGTACCATGTGGGAAACGGCGAATAGTGGTGCGTTTTTGATCGTTATCCAAAATAGTTGTGTTCTGGCTGGTGAGTGTTCTGATTTATAGATACTCAATAAGCTTTGGTTGCTTTTACCGATGAAAGTGGACTCACACGCCTCAAGCATCAAGTCTCGATCAGTTAATTTTCTAACGGTAACACTAAAATTTTTGTCTAGCATTCTTGTAAATTATAGATTTTCCATTCTCTTTTGATTAGTTTTTTGACATCGGTTTCAAATATCTTACAAGCGATCTCGTATAATTCTGGGATCATGTTCAGAACTCGATCGATGTAATCAATTTTGTTTTTGATCTCAGGTTTGATGGCCTGTACTTTTTCACTATTGATTCTTCGATTAAGGCTCATATGGTATTTAAGCTCGAACTCTTTATAGAGTAATCGGTATCTCTTTTGGAAATCAGTAGAGTTGTATCGAACAATTTGCGTGATCCGTTGGCGCTTTTCCGCTAACTCGATATCTTCAGTCAAACCTTCGATCACGTCTGATTTATGAGAGATAACTTCTTTCTGCTTTACATTCTCCACTTGAAGAGCTTGTTTTTGTTTCTCTGACACAATAAGTGCTTCAAGCGCCTCTATGTAATTTTGAGGTAAGACAACAGCTGCTTTTTGCTTTTCTAACTCTAGCTCTTCCCATCGATCTATTATTTTTGCTCTTAGTTGGATATTATATCCACTAGCAAGAAGAAGACACGCTTTCTTATTTAATTCATATTTAGGTCTTGTTTCTCCTTTTTTATCTATATATTCAGATATTTTGAAAATATATTCTGAAATCTTGTTTTGGGAAGTTGCAAAATTATAAATAGCATCAATAGTTATATCGGATAGGTATTTATATTGTGTTCTATCAGATCTATGATAATCTTTCTTGATTTCATCAACGGGTACAGATCTGTACCCGTATGATTTGTTCAGATTATCAATTAGATTGCGTATATCTCGCATTACAATCTTATGTTCTTTGCCAGTTGTTTCCGCAATTTCAAGAGAACTCATCGTCTCTTTGATTGATAAATAATTCACATCATTCATTTGTTTTTGATTTTTGAAAATAGTTAGTTGACACCGTACATCTAATCTCATGCCGGTACAAGCTTTATAAAATATCTATGGTGGGGTTCGAAAGATGGTAGGTCGCATCTTATCGTCAGTGTATAGGAGGGAATGAAACCGGGAATGCGTGGGTCAAATAGGATAAAACGACAACGGAAGTATCTCCGTCAAAATTATTAGTTCCCGGTATTTTTTTAAGCTCTAAGTCATAATCGTTCTCTTTTTTAGTTAACTTAATTTTGTAAAAAATCATCCTTCCTCGAAAGAAGGTCTTGCAAAAGTATACGGAAGTTTTTTAATATGCAAGATTTATTTGAAAAATATTTCAATCATCAAAAAATCATTATCTTAAATTTTAAAATATCACTCCTCCTTCCATTCCTCTTCGGAGAGGGATTATAGGGAGAGGCTTTTATATTATTTTATTTACTTTACTTTACTTTGTGTACTTCTGGCGGTATTAATCGAGTTATTGATGCCAGTAATCGAGTTATTGACGGAATTAATTATTTGACCCTAGGAGACGAAAAAAGGAGCACCTATAAAAAGATGCTCCTTGTTGTCATGAAAAAAATGTATCTGTCTTTTTTCTTTGTTCGATATAGCGTCTCATCTGATTTCTCTGAAGACGCTCGTAATACTCTTTTTTTACCGGTGTCATTCGTTTTGGCTTGGAAGTACAGAGCTTGTTCGTTTTGTACTCGTCCATATACCGATAGAATTTATTTTTTTGGAAGACTGGGTTAGGGGAGGCGAGCGTGATAGCTTCTATAATTTTTATCGTAGGCTCCGGGAAAACCCCTTTGGGAGTGGATGCCATAATCAGCTCATATTCGATAGGAGCCTCGTATTTCAAGAAGAAACCCAATTTAGTCTCATCAAAGTGCCTTTTTTTTCTGGTTCCTTTTGGCCTTCCTTGTTTTCCCGTGGGTTTCCCTTTCGTTGTTATTCTGATTCCGTTCTTCAGTAATGGTTTCGTTGCCATGATTGCTTAAATGGTTCAAGTCGTTATTTATGTTGTATTTTCTCATGATTATAAATATTCGTTAGCATTCGCTGGTTTTTGTTTTGTTACATATGTACAGTGAAATCTAACCATTCTTTCTTGCTTATCTGGCCAATGATAATGTACTGGACAAGAAACAGTTCTATCTCCTGCTTGACATTCCCATATAAAGCCATAATTTATATCCTCTCCACCACCAATCCCGGTATTGATTGTTCCACAAATATAGGTGGCTGGCGCTCCAATGCTATTGGGGATCGTAAACCAATTTCCTTTGTTCCCTGTAGATTCAATTTTACCTCCAACCGATACTACACCTCCAACTTGTACGAATGTCAAACCATTACCGGGTTGAGCCGTACAGATTCCAGTAGTTGATTTTAGGGCAAATTTTGAATCGAGCGCTCCAATCTCTTCTTGAACTATTTTACGTACGCCTTGATCCGCTGGGGAATCACCCACTTTAGCTGCATCTATTAAGTCTCTAATGACTTTTTTCTCGGTATCGCTTAAAGTTCCAAGATCAGATAGTTTTTTGTCTTTGCGAAGATACGCTCCGTCACTTTCATTCTTGGAGTACACGCTAAGGTTGTTGCGTCCAGCTGCCTTATCTTGTACATCACTAAGGTTGTTGGATGCCTTGAGTGCTCCACTGACGGCTTGATTTATATCGTCACCATTGGCGTAATCATCGGGATTAATCCTGTCTAGTTTAGCCTTATATGATGACGTGAAGTTTTCGTCTGACAACACCTTTCCGGATACAGCGTTCACTTTCTTGTTCAATCCTTCATCTACGTAACTTTTAGATGCGTATTTTGATGAAAGTACTTCTCCGTTATTCTGCAACTCTCCGACAATATTAACCTTCGTTCCTTGCAAGGTGATATTTCCTTGTAGATGATGCTTGATTCTTAGGTCATTCTGGGAGGTCTCAGAGAAACCTACGGTTCCCATAACGACACCGTCCTTATCTTTCCACGCTATTGATTTTATATAAGCGGACTCGTTATATTTGTGTAAGGTATCACGCAACGTGAACCCAAACTCACAGCTTGATTCCTCATTGATAGTACAATAAGAATAATTCATATCAGTGGCTCCATCAGAACGAAACAGCAACTTCTTCTTGCCATTGTATACATTAAAATGCCTAGACTTGGTTACTCCACCATCATAACCGCTTCTATTAATGTTTACGGAGCCATTCTCACTATTATCAAAATAATTATAAATATCTGTACCAGATATTAATAGCTCCTTGCTTCTTATCTCATTGGTCATTAATTCATTAATGGCTACATTGGTTGGGGTAATGACTAGTTTTTCTATACCATTTGACATGAACCTTATCATACCATCAAAACCAAATAATAACCTGCTAGATTCCTTTCCATCCTTCAAGAAAGCAAATTGGGCGTTTCCCTCAGATGTTATCTTCTCCTCTAACTCAACTTGCTTATCTGGATTTTTGATTGATATTCCCGTTCTATTAATAATGTTCCCCTTGACATGTAAGTCTTTCTCCATCACGATGTTTTTAGAGATGGTTTGTTGTTCAAAGGAACTATCGAGCGTTACGGCATACTTCCCAAAGAATTCATCCTTTAATCGAGGGATATAAGTACTTGTGATCTTGATATATTGCTTGTCAAGTGGGAGTTCATTTGTTCCAAAACACTCATAATAAATACACCCTTGCTGTGTTGCATTCTGCGCATATGATACGGATTCTGTTCTTTCGCTTTCTACTATATAGTATGGATTGGAAAGATCAACAGTCGCTCCCTCAAAATGACGAATTTTCCCATTGATGTAGACATATCCAGCGGATATATCCATGTTATTGTTGTTTCCTGTAGTTTTACAACCTGAGATAATGAAATTCTTGCATCCATCAAAAATAGATGCTAAGGACAGTGATAATTCTTGGAGACCGATAAAATCTTCTATATAGGTATATCGACCTCCTGTTTTTGCAACGTATTCTCTCATTTAGATTCTGATATTTTAATTTGAAATGTTTTTCCGGCGATCCTGTACTCCTTGATTGTATTGGCTATCATAGGTACGAACTCCTCTTGCGGGATATTTATCTCTGGAACGGATACGCTAAAGCTAGCCTTATTGATGGTAAGGTTTTCTTGCCGGTAATAAAATAGCTTGGGTTCCTCGTCTGTTCCTATGACAGAATCCCAAGAATCATCAATGTTCCATACCGTGCAAGGCGTAAGGTTTGGATCTTTTTTTCTGTATATGGGAACACCAATATCGATAGCGTCCTCGATTTCTATGGAATCGTTCTTATCTACGAAATATTTTTGATATTTCTGATTCAGATACCATGTAAACAAAATCACTTGACTCGTCATGGATGTCTCGATCTTTTTCTCCCTTGCGAAATCAAGAAACTTGGAGTTGGTTTTTTGCAAGGGAGATACCAACGACTGAAGGAATAGCACGTATTTTCTGTTCCTGAGAAAGTATGGAACAAGCATATTGACCAGCCTGTCAAAATTTATGGAATACCTGCTCATAACGAATCAACCTTTAATACGATAGATTCACGGAAGTTAGGAATATCCTTCTCTTCTCCCTCCTTGGATGATTCCCTGAGAAAACCAGAGCTTGCATATGTCATTCTTCCGACCCTTTTCTCTTCGGATTGTGTACCATCACTTTCGTAGGAAACGATATATACCCCTTGTTGAGGTACAGCGTTTACGTCCATATATACGTCAGTTACATGCTCGACAGCCATCAAACAACTTAC